AGTCCACGTCACTACTCACCCCTAAACTTTCCACATCACCACCTCTGCTATGGCTGACACCGTTTTCACTTGGAATGTGGCGCAGATGGAGCGCCATACCGCTGATGGCATTGTGTTCACGGTTCATTACACCGTGGACGCCAACGACGGCACCTATTCCGCAGGCGCCTATGGGAGCGTGGGACTTGAGCAGCCCGAGGGCAATGTCATCCCCTACGCCGATCTCACGCCTGAGATCGTGATCAGCTGGGTGAAGGAAAAATTGGGCGGCGATGAAAAGGTTGCTGAGATTCACGCTGCTCTCCAAGCACAGCTCGATCAACAGCGCACGCCAACAACCGCCCAAGGGTTGCCATGGCAGTAAAAGCCAAGACCGGCACCGCGCGGATCGACCACCAGCCAGGGGCGCCTAAGACAACGCGCCAAGGATTCGGCCAGCACTCACGGCCACGCCGCCGCGGCAAGAAACCCTTACGCGGGCAGGGCCGGTAAGCTGTACCTGTAGCCGTTGCCGCCATGATCGAGATCATCGCTGCAGTGGCAGGTGCATCAATCAGCGTTGCAGCAATGGGCGCAGCTGGCGTCAGCCGGCGGAATGATCAGGCACGTGATGCCGTAATCAGACTCACCTCAGCTGTGGAGCACATCGCAACACAGCTTGAAGTGCTTCACGCAGATATGAAGGAAGATCGCCGCGAAACATTCGGCCGGCTATCGACGGTAGAGCAGCGGGTCTCTAAGTTGGAAGCACGTCCGCCATCGTGTTAGCTGTGGATCAGGCCACCACGCTCGCCATTATTGCCATCATCGTGGCAGCTGGCTCTGAGATCATTGCCGTCTCGCCGCTCAAATCAAATAGCTGGGTGCAGCTGATCTTTCAAGCGCTGCGCATTGCCTTCCCAAAGCAGCGCCGTTGAATCATGGCGAACGATGCATCAATCACGCTGCAGCAGCTGTTCAAGTATTACAAAGCGTTGCCGCATCAGAGTGCTGCGATTCAGCAGCTAGAGGCCGATCTGGCGAAGAACGGCTACGACGCCGTGATGCGCAGGGACCGCGAATGGTTCCAGACGTGGAGCCAAGACGGAAAGCAGACAGACCTCACAGCGGCAATCGCCCTGATAAAGGAGTTTGAGGGCTGTCACCTCTCGGCATACCCTGATCCGCTATCAGGCGGCGACCCGTGGACCATCGGCTATGGCACCACGCGATATAGCGGCGGCGTGCCCATCAAGCGTGGCGACAAGATCAACGTGATTGAGGCGGATATGTTGCTGCGCCTCGAGATCGACCGCACCGCAGACAAACTGCGCACCACCATCCCGCACTGGAATGTGATGGATGACAATCAGCGCAGCGCCCTGGTGAGCTTCGCCTATAACCTTGGCGCTGGCTTTTACGGTTCCGCTGGATTCGAGACCATCACGCGCTGCCTGCGTGATCGCAAGTGGTCAGAAGTGCCCGCAGCCTTGAAGTTGTACCGCAACCCTGGCACCAACGTGGAGACTGGCCTGCTGCGCCGCCGCCGTGCTGAGGGCAAACTCTGGGGCCAACATCAGGTCGCGGCAGAACCGGAAACAGCCAAGCTCCGGCCCAGCAGCCCATTCACCGCACGCATTACGCCACACATCAGACTGGGAGAGTTCGCGCTCGATCAGGAGGCCAGGCGCTTTCAGAATCAGGGCCAGCTCGATATCGCAGCGGAGCTAGCCGCATTCCTTGAGCGCGTGCGCGTGCAGTTCGGCGGCAAACCCGTGGTGATTACATCTGGCTATCGCCCGCCTGCCATTAACGCCACATCAGGTGGCGCCAGCAACAGCGAACACCTCTACAAACCCGGTTGCGGTGCTGTTGACTTCTACATCGATGGCGCCGATATCTACGCGGTGCAGAACTGGTGTGACAAGAACTGGCCGTACTCAATCGGCTATGGCGCCTATAAAGGCTTTATCCACCTAGGCATCCGCAGCAGCAGGGCTAAGGTGCGTTGGGATTACTGATGGCCTGTGCTCGTTCCTGATCATGAAATCCGGCGGTTGTGCAAGCATCACGCCATGGTGATGCCGTTCGATGAAGATCTACTGAACCCGGCCAGCTTGGATGTGACGATGGGCAACCGGATCATGATCGAGGTGCCCGAAACGCCTGAGCTACAGGTAGTGGACATCCTCGGCCACACGGCAGACGATCCGTACCTAATTCAACCGGGCGAGTTTTTCCTCGCTGAAACTCAAGAAATATTCAACCTGCCGAACCACATCGGCGCTCAGTTCGTGCTGAAATCCAGCCGCGCGCGCGAGGGCTGGGACCATGCCGAAGCCGGCTGGTGCGATCCGGGGTGGTATGGCAGCAGACTGACGATGGAGATCTGCAATCAGCGCCGACTGCATCCGCTCGGTATTTGGCCCGGCATGAAGTTCGGGCAAATGAAGTTTCTGCTGGTCAGTGGCACCGTAGAACGCAGTTACGCGGAGGTTGGCCGCTACAACGCAGACCTGGGCGTTACGGGCTCCAAGGGATAGCCAGTGGTGCCATGCGCAGCCGGTGGATCCTAATGGGCGCCTCCGCTGGATGATCAAGCGGAATCATGGTGTAGTCATCGCAGCCGTGGCGCTCTGCCCAGTGCTGTGCGTCTTGATGCGTGTCAAACGGCCCGATATGCCACGGGCCGATGCGAAGGATGTATGTCATGCGCGAAACCGTAGCGCGAATCCTGCGCTGCAATGCCAAATCAACTCTGTAATCTCATGAGACTCGGTTGCGATCGCTACCGTTAGCCAAGCGGCGGCCAGCCCATGCGGGCGTTCTACCTAGAGATCTCCGCCAAGCTGATCATCCGATCCAATACGGATCCCGACGATTTGCCGGCTGATATCTACAGCCACATGGCTGAATACATCCGATCCGATGAGGACATCATTGATATCGAGGTGAATTGCATCCCCCTGCCGCCAGACCTTGGATCGTCATCACATTGAAGAGACGCGCCTGATCACGCGTCGATCAGCACGCGATCAGATTCTTCTCGCCTGGAACTACCGATGTGCCTACTGCGGTGATCAACTGGGCCGCTCGCCAACGCTCGATCATGTGATCCCTAAAGCGCACGGCGGCCTTACCGTTCGCAGTAACTTAGTTGCCTGCTGCTGGGCATGTAATTCAAGCAAGGGACACAACCCCTGGATTGATTGGTACAGAGCTCAACCTTTCTGGTCTGCCATGGGTGAATGGGCACTTTCGCGCTGGGTGGCTGGCACGCCCTAAACTGCCACTGTTGTTTATTTTCGTTTCTGGGCGTCCGTTTTGCCCGGCAGCGGTGAGGCCAGGAGCGCGTGAGCCCTGGCCACCGGGCACCCCAATCACGGCAGAATTCTGCTGCAAACCCACAACGCGATCAGGCACGTCGCCCAATACTCGACGACAAGGATCAACACATCGCGCAACATCAGCGGGCCAGCAGATGATCCAGATACAGCTCGGCCTGCCATAGATCGGAGCTATAGCGGCAGATGCCACCGACGCAGCTGCGGTAGTACACCTCACCCTGTACCGGCATCAATGTTTCGATGTAGCCGCCGTCTCGATCCGTGCGGCTGATCACTTCAGGACCGAACATACAGTTCACACCTGGCCGCATAACGGCCGCCGCTTTTCTTTGATTCTGGCAACTCCAGACTGCAGCGCTGCTGTCGCATATCCCAATGCTGGCAATCCCAGCACATCGGAGGCTCATCAGCTGGACGCAGTTTGGCGCGTGCGGCTTGATAGACGTGCTGCGCTTTCAGCAATGCAGCCTGCAGCTGAATGGTGCCGGTATCCATCTCAAACTGGTGTTCTGGCTTGGGACCAAGCACCACGCGAGCGTGCCATGTGCGGTCAGCGCGACTGCACAGCAGCAATAGGCGGCCACTGTGCATGCTGATCATTCCACCTCACCAGCCGCAGGTTGATGGAAGATACGCTCTAACACCATGGAGTAAGGCTCATCTGCCCCGTTGGTGACATAGGCTGCTACCGGATCAGTGGCGTCTGATGCCACATAGATGCAGCCATAGCCGTATGGCTTCACTACGACCAGGCCGGTGTTGCGGCTGCGCGACAGGATGCGCAGCGCAATGCGCTCAAAGATATTGAGACCAGGCAGTTGGCGCATCATCCTTCCAGTTTGGCGATAAGACGGGCGAGATACCACTGGCACTTACGAGCATCTTCGAGCGCATTGCCTTTGCACCAGATGCGCAGCAAGTATTTCAGCGCCTGGCCCTGCAGATATGCGGGCACCATGTGCGGCGCATCGGTGACGGCTGACTCGATCACGTCGATCGCCTCGACTGGGCCGCGGCGGTAATGGGCTGGATTGATGGGGTCAGTCATTAGTTGATCGGACTACTGGGCTTCAAGCTCATCAGCGACGGCAAGGAGTGCGTCATGCGCCCCGCCCATACCCGCTGTAAACCCTTCCTCCCAAGGCGCATCGAGATCGTGGTCTTCGTCGGTTACGGCAAGCTGATCCGCAGCAGCCCGCAAGGCGGCAGCTAGACATCCTTGCCCGGTGTGACTGGTGCGAAAGGCATCCAGCACTGCCTGAGCAGCGGGTGAAAGTTCAGACATAGAAGTGAGGACGGCGTCGGCTTCGACATACGCCTTGAGCAACTCAAAGCCGAGTGTGCGCTCTCTAGCTTCGGCGCGGATTGCTGCGATTAAGTTGCGGCAGATTTGCTTGTAGTCGGTCATGAGGAAGAGAAGTGTGTAGAACTAAGCATCAAAAGCCGCCTCGGCAATGATTGGAAACTGCTCTGCAAAGATTGCGCGGCACTGCTCAGCGATCTGCCGGTGTTCAAGTTGGGTACTCGGATCCGTTCGCACATGGATGTAATGGATCCAGCTTCTGAGAGTGGCGTGCATGTAGAGCGTGGTCGGCGTGCATAGTGGCAGGATGCGCCGAGCGGTTTCCTTTGCCACGCCTTGATCCACCAGTGCGTAGTAGAGCCCGTACGCCTTGGTGATCACCTCACCAGCGTCACGCGCCAGCCGCTCTTGATCCTCGGGCGTTAAATCGTCCATGGAGTTCTGGCGGTTCTTAACGTCTTGACGCCTGAAGTGCGGAATCTCTGCGATAGACGTGCGTGCGTAGCGTGTCGAAAACTCCTGAAAGCTGAACGATCGGTGACGGAGGATTTGGGCAGCGATGTCGCGCTCGGTCTCAACCTTGACACACAAACTTGCCATCTCAAACGGGCTCCAATGTTCGTGCTGAATTAGGTAGCGCAGCAGTTTCGGCGCGGTGACGGTGTTATCTGCATTGGATGGGTTGCTCACCCTCGCCATCTTCACGATCAACGCCTCGGCCTGCGGCGTGCAGTGAATCAGCTCAACGTTCATCGCCACTTATCTCCCAGTAATTGCTGGCGGCAGACTTCGATCGCCTGCTGCGCCTGTTTCTGACTGAATACCGACTTAGTGGCATCCATCGCGCGTACCACGCGAGTCAGCAGCTCGGGGTATGGCGTGTCGCGAAAGTTGGCAGCCAGGTCGCGACAGAACTCCTCCCACAATCCGGTATAGGTGCTGCAGGTGCGACCGCTGCGTTCATAGAGCGCGTCCATCATGTCGGCGCGCTGCTGGTCGAGTTTGACTGCTTCGCTCATGGTTCGAGGTGTTGGCGAATGTGGAGCAGCTCAGCACAGAGCTGTTGGCGGTTGCGGATCCCAACGGTGCCGCACAACTGGTCAATTCTGATGTCGATCAGCTGGCGGATCCGCTGGCGTTCCTCAGTCTGACCAGCCGTGAAGGCACTGGTGTCGCTCAGCAGCTGCTCAATGCGGTGACGGATGTCGCTCATGCCACCTCCACGGCAGCACCTGGCCAGCGATTGCGCGCATACTTCTGAGCCGCGCGTTTTGATTCGGCGCGCGTGTACCACGTGATTGGCCGTGCCCCCTTGGGGTAAATGATCACGCAGTATTCACGCACGCGGGCGCCATGACGTGGCCTGCTTATGCCTTCGCCATAGGTGCCTACTTCGGATTCATCAGTGCGCCATTGAAAAAGTGCACCGTTTACTTCAGCCATGGCGTGTTGGTTCTGCGTTGATCCATTCAATCTGTGACCACCACTCGAGCCACGTGTCGGCGGCGATCAGCTTGGCTTCGGTGAGGCTGGTGGCCGTGATGCACTCAATCACGTTGGCGGCTTTGATCTGGAAGTAGTAGCGGCGTTCAGTCATGCCGCACCACCTGCTGCGTGCCGGAGTGGGTGGGCTGGTGGTGGGCACCGGACTCGATGCCGATCATGGCAAACACGCTTGCGGCGATCAGGCAGCAAATGGCGTTGTTGATGTGATTGATCATGATGCAAGCGCCACACGGACGCGGTAACGGGTGATGTTGAGGCGGTCGGCGATCTGTCGCTGGCTCAGACCGGTGTGGCGCAACACGCGAACGCGGCGATCGTCGCTGGCGGTTAGCCAGTCGATCACTGCGACCACAAGCAGCAGCGGCAGGAACAGCTTCCAGATCAGCAGCAGGGTGGTGGCGATCATGGCTGGAGTGGATAGGTGTGCCGGACCAACCGGCGGTGTGGGCTTATTCAGGCCCTGTTGCGCTCGGGTTTAACGGCCTCGTGTGCGCTGTTCGGCCGGCGGTTGAGTTTTGCGAGTGGACCGCTCCCCTCGTGATCACATATTACACCGTCGGCGGTGCGCAGGTCAGTATCGCTGCAACATTCCTTCACACTGCGTCAGTGCCCACTGCGAGCGCCACAGGTACCCGCAGCACCGGCACGCTTTTGCCGGTGCCTGGCGTCCGCTCCCAGCCGACTACCGCCACGCTCACCGGCAGTTCCGCGGTGTACCAGACAAACTGACATTCAGTGCACTTGCGCTGGCGGATCACGCGATCACTGCCGCGGCTGTTCGTCATGCTTGCCCGGATCTCGCTGCATCCACAACGGGGACAGTTCACAGCTTCGCTAACGTGATGATGTACCCCACCACTATGGCACCGTGAACTTTGGTCAGTGGATGGCAGTCGAGCTCAGCGCAGAGCAGCAGTTCGAGATCGAAAAACAAGCCCGCACCCTGCTCACCAGCAAGGATGCGGGCCCAATGGCAGCAGCGCTCCTGAAGCAAGCCTGCTACCAGCAGCAGCTGCTGCAACAGGCCGTCAACGAGATCGCTCGCCTTGAGTGCGAGCTGATGGGGCGTTAGAAGAACGGCTCTTCCATTACCTCCGCCACCACGCCGTCAGTGGCAGCGGCCAAGCTCTGAGCAGCAGCAGCAGCCTGCGGCGGCTCCCATCCCATTGGTGGTTGCGCCACAGCGCTCACATAGGCAAGCCCCTTGCTGCTGGTCTTCTTCCAGCCGCTGATCGGTACCTGGACGCTGCCGTATTGATCTGGCGTCTGGCTAAGCACGAATGCGCAGAACGCATCCAGCTCCTCCATCTTCACGCTCATCATTCCGCTGAAATCCACCTTGCTCTCAGGCTTGGTGGATTTGAAAATTGCCAGGTTCAGCTTGAAGCTCATTGCTCTCCGGGGTTGATGGTGTTGGCCTGTTCGTATTGCTCCACCTCGGCCAAGGGGTAGAGCACGAAACCGGGCGTGCGGAAGTACGCAGGCCCCTTACCGGTCTTGCGCCATCGCAGCAGCGTGTCACGACTGACACCCCACCGCTCGCATAACTGCGTGGCGGTTAAGTAGTCAGAAGATCTCATCGTCATCCGTTGCAGCGGCTGCTGTTTCGGGCTGCAGCTTGGCATTGAGATCCGCCACGCTTGTGGTTGCAGGTGCTGCGCTCACCGTTACCGGCTGCACGTCCAACACCTCCTCCTGGCTCTGCATACCGAGCAGCATGTCACTCGCATACAGACGGCCCCAGAAGGCCGCGGCGCGGTAGCGAATCATCAGCTCCGGCATGGTCTGCCATTTGCTGCCGCTCTTGGTGGCCCATCCTTCCTTCTTCGCCATCGCCATGGTGACCGTTGGCCCTTTCAGTTCTTGGCTGCTGGCCAGATCGGTGGCAACCGCATGGCAGGCCAGGCCATCGCCTTCACCGCTCATCTCAAACCGCAATGGGCTGAAGCGGCCGCAGCCGTTCACCATCGCAATGATGAAGCTGCTGCTCCACGATGGGCGACCGTGGATCACGTGCAGGTGCTGCATGGCCAAGAATGGGCTGATG